CTCAGACTTTATCGGGCGATTTGGGCGGCCGTTCAAAAATACTGGACAGGAGAACGTTGGGTGAGGGTGACGGGCAATCAGGACGTCGCGCAGTTTATCCAGATCAATGGGGTCGGAATAGACCCTCAGACCGGCTTCCCCAAGCTAGTCAACGCCCTAGGTCAATTGGACGTGAACTTCATCATGGACGAGGGACCGGACGAAGTCAATATGATGGCGGATGCCTACGATACGCTGACCGCCCTCGCAACCCAGGGCGCCCAGATACCGCCTCAGGTTATGCTTGAGTTGGCGCCGCTGAACAACGACGTGAAGAAGCGCCTGATTGGAATGGTCCAACAGGCCCAACAGCCCGATCCGATGAAACAGCAGGTCCAGCAACTTATGCTCCAGGGCGAGGCCGCCAAGATCCAGGAAACGCAATCGAAGACCGCCCTCAATCAGGCCACCGCCCAGGAAAAGGCCCAGGGCGGGGCTCACGGGATGATCGAGCGCGTATTCGATGCCCAGCAGAAGCAACAGGAATTCCGGATGAAGATGGCCGAGGGCCAGCAAAAGATCGGGCTCGAACACTTGAAGAGCCGGACCAAGATGATGGGCGACCTCGCCAACTTGCACATGACGGCCATGAGCCATGGACAGCAAATGCAGCACGATGAGGCGGCCCATCAGCAGTCTATGATGCACGAGGCACAGATGGCCGCGATACGACGACAGACCGCGGCCCGACCTATGGGAGGTCTCGGTGGCTAATTGGATCAAGGGTGCCATCAAGCACCCGGGGGCGGAGACCGCCAAGGCCAAGAAGGCAGGCGAGAGTCCAATGGAGTTCGCGCGCGCGCACAAAGGGGCGTCCGGTAAAACTGGGCAGCAAGCCCGGCTCGCATTGACGCTGTCGAAGTTGAGGCCTGGTGGATATAAGGGAAAACGGTGATGCCACTGATCAAGAGTGCCTCCAAGGAGGCCGTGGGAAAGAACATTGAACGGGAAGTCGAGGCGGGTAAGCCCCAGAAACAGGCCGTTGCGATAGCGTTGGAAACCCAGCGCCGCGCAGGCGGGGGAAAGCCCAAGCCCAAAGGGGGCGGTCTGTCCGCCCTTCGATCCGGAGGTTACAGAGGAAAACGCTGACTCCGAGCGACATCGGAGGCGCAAGCGTCCAGCGAAATGGGCGAGTCGTAACCCCAACGAGACTGGGGGAAGGAGAGTACAATGGCAGATGAAAGGCCGCTCAGCCCTGAGGACCAAAATCAGCTCGAGATGTTCCGTCAAACACTCGCGCCCGAAGTGCCTCCAGAGGCCCCTAGCATCCCACCCGCTTCTGGAGGCCAGCCCCCGGCGACTGAAGTCCCAGCTCCGGCGCCGGGGGCGCCCACCGAGATACCGCCTGAACAGGTGCCCTCGTGGAGGCTTCGGGAAGAGTCGGAGGCCAGGAGGGCCGCCGAGGGTCGGGCCGCCGCGCTCGAACAGCGGCTCGGCGAGATTGATCGGTACTTGGAACAGCAACGAGCCCAACAAGCCCCCACCAAGACCCCGGATTTTTTCGAGAATCCGGACATGGCAGTCAGGAACGTTATCGCCCAGGTGATGATGCCCTATCTACAGGAAGGGCAGAGGGTCAGCATGGCGAACGCACAACTGATTGCCTACGCGGTTCATGGTCAGGAAGAGGTCAGCAAGGCTGAGCAGGCCTTTCTCGAGGCAGTAAACGCACAAAGCCTCGATCCGATGGAGTACGAACAGGTCGTACAATCTCCAAATCGCTTCGACGCCGCCGTCAAGTGGTATAAGAAGCAATCGGTTCTGTCTAGCGTGGGTTCGAATCCAGAGGAATGGTTCCAGAAGCGACTGGACGCCGCGATGGCCGATCCAGCGTTTCAGACCAAGGTCCTCGAGAAGATTAGGGCCAGCGCGAGTACTCGTCCCGGAGAGGTGAGGTTGCCACCGTCGCTCACTCGAGTCCCTGGCTCCTCTGGTGGAGGTGGCGAGGTGACTGGGGATTTGAGCGATAGAAGCCTCTTTGACTTCGCCAGACCTGGGCGATAATTGGGGAGGCAATGATACCTATATGTCGGTTTCCGACATAGCGGTATGATTCACTGAAAGGACGACCCAGCCATGGCTGTGTCAGAAATCCAAGTAAACAACAAACTCATCAAGTTCACTCAGGAGATCAATCGAGAGTTTGTTCGTGAGAATATGTTCTCGCCCTACATGGGCGAGGCAGCAAACGCCATCATCCGGCTGAGAATGGATCTCAAGCAGGGTGGTGAGGACATGAATATTCCCATTGTCGCGCGGTTGCGCGGCGCTGGGGTCGCTACCGAAACGCTGGTCGGTAACGAAGAAAAGATCGATAACTATGGGATGAGAGTCCGGATCGAGTGGGCTCGAAATGCCGTGGTTATGAACAAGGCTGAGATGCAGAAGGATAGCGCCGATATCTTCGGCGAGGCCAAGCCGCTTCTCAGTGACTGGGGCAAAGAGCTGCAACGGGACGAGATTATCTCGGCGCTGATGGCCATTCCGAGTGAGACTCTTCCCACCAGCTCTGGCGGCCAGCGAGTAAATGGTGTCCTGTACAACGTGGCGACGGCCAGTCAGTTGAACGACTTCAATGCCGTCAACAAAGATCGGTTGCTGTTCGGCAACTCGACCACGGGCTGGAACGCCACCCATGCAACTGCACTTACGGGCGTGGACAATACTGGCGATAAGTGCACGGCAGCCAACCTATCGTTGGCCAAACGCATGGCTATGAACGCCGACCCGAAGATCCGTCCATTCAAGACGAAGGACGGGTACGAGTACTATGTGGCGTTCATGGGCACTAACCCGTTCCGCGATCTGAAGATCGACCTTCAGACCGTGAACAAAGACGCTCGCGCGCGTGAAGGGCGCGGGATGGATGACAACCCGATCTTCCAGGACGGTGACCAGATCTATGATGGCGTGATCGCTCGATGCGTGCCGGAGATCTCGAATATGGTCACTAACGTCTGGACGAACTTGCTCACCGCGGGCGCCTCGAGTGGTCGCGTTGAGCCGGTATTCCTCTGCGGCCAACAGGCCGCGGTGATGGCCTGGGGCCAGATGGCGAAGCCCACGTTCCGTAAAGAGGACGACTACGGCTTCATCAATGGCGTAGGCATCGAGATGGCCTACGGCGTGTCGAAGATGTACAAGAAGCATCCCTACAATTCGGCGGCGACTCCAACGCCGTTGAAGCAGTGGGGAATGGTGACCGCGTTCTTCGGCTCGGCGGCGGATTAAGGGAGGGAACCATGCCAAATCCTGTGACCGGACTCAACAATCAGGTTCCCGCTCGTGACTTCGGTTACGAGAGCGTGCAATATCTGCGCCGCAATATCGGTTTTGGGGTGCAGGCGACCGCGATCGAGGTCGGAAAGCTCCCGCCCGGTGCTATTGTGGTGGGTGGAGGCATTCTGGTCAAGACGGCGTTCAATGCTGGCTCGACCAACCCCGTTGCTGTTGGTTTTGGCATCTGGGGAGGTGATGCAGCGGCAAACTCGAGCTATTATGGCTCGTCGGCTGGTGCTGCCGGATTTACGGCAATCACACTCACGGCTGTTCAGCCAAGCACTACGGAACGGCAAGTGACAGTGACCTACACGCCTACTGGCACCGCGGCGAGTGCCGGTGAGGCCGAGGTTATCGTCACGTTTGTGACTCCGAAGGGTTAAAGGAGCCTCCCTGACGTGGTACCCGGCCACGTCGACTTTGGGGAGGATCAAGTGATCCTCCCCACTTTGGAGAACGAAGATGGCTGGCCTTGAAGACCTCACTCAGAACAGCTATTCCCAGGTCGATCCCTACTCACCCTACAGGGTGGCCTCGATCGACAATCAGCGAGTGTACATTCCGATGCCTCGGTCGGACCCGAGATCCAACGTGCCGATGCCGAGGCCCAGTCCCCTTGGTGGGCCTGCTGGGGCGTTCAGTGATATTGCGGCTGGGGCGATGACTGGGATGGGCCAGGAAATGTCCTCGCTCGCGGGGCTTCCGCGCTCGTACATGGAGGCCATAAACAAAGGAGGTTACCAAGCTATCCCGGATTGGCTCATCAAGAAGCTCCCGACCGAGGAACAGGCCGCCGAGCAACTCGCTAAGTATAAACGGTTCCTGCCACTCAGTGATGCCGCGCTCGCTCGGTTGGGACTTGGTCCTCAGACTACGTATGGTGAGTGGGCACAGAAAGCGGGGCAGTTCGCGCCGTTCCTTCCAGCCTGGCAGCTTAGGGCGCTGAGACCCCTTATTGGTGGAATCTATGGTGCGGAAAGTATGGCGCCTCCATGACCG